TGGGCGGTGACACACCTAGCCAATACAACGCTTTGAGTATAAATAGTACAAATGCCTATAACAATTAATAAAGGGTACGATGATGCCCAAGTAAAAAATGAAAGCCCTAGAAGTAATTTTATTTACAAGGATTTAAATCTATTTTTTACAAAGAATCCTTTGACTAAAGATGTTAGCAAAGTAACAGATGTTCAAGCGATTAAAAGAAGTGTCCGTAATTTGGTCTTAACGGATAGAGGTGAAAGATTGTTTCATCCAGAAATTGGTGGTGATGTTAAGGGCTCTTTATTTGAAAACTTTACACCTATTATGGAAGTTGAATTACGATCAGCGATTAAAAATGTGATTGAAATTTATGAGCCCAGAGTTGTTTTAGAAGATGTTAAAGTAAATGATCCTTCTGGGAATGATTTAGATAATAATAGATTAAGAATTACAATTCAGTTTTATTTAGACAATGTTCCAGAAGTATTGGAAGAAGTAGATGTATTTTTAAATAGGATCCGATAATGCCAACAAATACAAAAGGTAAATTAGAAATTACAGATTTAGGCTTTGATGAAATTAAAGCCAATCTTAAAACATATCTCAAAGGACAATCAGAGTTTACTGATTATGACTTTGAAGGTTCAGGTCTTTCTGTTCTTTTGGATGTATTATCATATAATACCCATTACAATGCTTTCATGGCCAATATGCTGGCTAATGAAATGTTTTTAGATACAGCAGTCAAACGTAATTCTATTGTATCTCATGCTCAATCATTGGGATATACTCCACAATCAGCAAGAGCACCTATAGCAACGGTAAATATTGAGGTTGGGGATGCACAAACTTCTACCCTAACAATGCCAGCTGGCCAAGTTTTCACTACCCAATACGAGGGTACTGGGTATCAATTTGTAAATATTACAGCAAAGACCATTACACCGGACAGTGGGGTTTACGCATTTTATTATATACCTTTATATGAAGGTACTTACATCACAACGCCCTTTACCGTAAATTTATCAGATGCAGACCAGAAGTTTATTATTCCAAATAATGATGTAGATACTACTACAATTTCAGTATCGGTACAAAATAGTTCTTCAGATACAACAACAACTACCTATACGTTAGGTAACAACCTTGTAGATGTTGTTGGCACAAGTACGGTATATTTTATACAAGAAACAACTGGCGGTGAATGGGAGATTTATTTTGGTGATGGTGTTGTTGGTAAGGCCCTTATTGATGGTAATATTATTAATGTGTCTTATATCGTTACCAATAAAACAGAATCAAATGGCGCAGCAACATTTAGGAACACATCGCCGATTGGGGGATTTACAGATATTACCGTATGGACAGTAAACGTAGCTTCTGGTGGCGCAGAACCAGAGAGTGTAGGGTCTATTAAATATAATGCACCGTTTTCATATACATCACAACGTAGAGCAGTAACTGCTAATGATTATAAAGTATTAGTGCCTCAATTATATCCTAATGTTCAATCAATATCAGCTTGGGGTGGGGAGTATAATGATCCTGCAGTTTATGGTAAAGTTTATATTAGTATCAGATCAACCACTGGCGATACATTAACACATGCTACCAAAAATAGTATTGTATCACAGTTAAAAGATTATACCGTAGCAAGTATTACTCCTGAAATTATTGATCCAGTTACAACTAAAATCATACCAACAGTGATCTTGAAATTTAATCAGGAGGCTACTACTAAAACCGACACAGACCTTGAAACAGAAGTTACAACTGCTATTAGTAATTTTAGTGATAATGAACTGGAAAGTTTTGAAGGCTTATTTAGATATTCTAAATTTATTAAAACGATAGATGATACTGATATTTCTATATTGTCTAATATAACTACTATTGAGCTAACACAACCATTAGAACCAACATTGTCAACGGTAACAAAGTATACAATTAGTTTTAACAATGCCTTTTATCACCCACATGATGACCATACATCAATTTTAGATAGTACAGGATTTGTTACTAGTAGTAATACAAATACATTATATTTTAATGATGATGGTTCTGGGAATGTTAGAACTTATTACCTTACAGGCTCAGCAAAAACTTATGTAGATTCCACAGCCGGCACGATAGACTATGGAACAGGTAAGGTAGTTATAGATTCTATTGAGATTACTTCGGTGTCGAACCCCAGCGGCACTATTACATTGAAAGTGGTCCCAAGCTCTAATGATATTGTTGCGGTTAGAAATAATGTTTTGGAAATAGATACAACAAACATGAGTATTACTGCTGAAGCGGATACAATTGCATCCGGAAGTTCAAACGCCGGAACTGCATATACTACATACCCATCGCGCGGGTCCAGCGTTTTATGAGCTATGTCGGTATTTAATAAAAAGCTTTCTTTAAAAATAGCAGAACAATTTCCAGAGTTTGTTCGGATAGACCAGGCTGGAGTTATTCCTTTTTTGGAAAAATATTATGAATTCCTTGAGAGTGCGGAATTAATAGTAGAAAGAGTTGGTGATATAGACCATATTTTATTAGAGCAAGGTGCTGAAAATAAACTTGTTTATGAAAACTCACAGGTAAAGACCGACCCTCCAATTGATTATCAAGTCATGGAGGAATCTGGCATTGGCGCGTTCGAGAATGGTGAAATTATTACTGGTAGCACGTCAGGAAAAACGGCCACGATCCGGGTAGAAGATATCAATGGTTCTTCTACCTTATATATCTCCTCACAAACTGGGTTTTTAATAGGCGAAAGGATTACTGGAGGATCTTCATTAGCAATAGCTTATATAAAATCATATAGATCAAATCCGGTAGAGAATGTTTCTCAACTAATGGAATATGCTTCTGTTGATGAAACTGTTGATTCCTTCTTTGACGAATTTAAGAAACAATATCTACGAACCATCCCTAAGTCCTTAGCATCCGGAGTACATAAAAGAAATCTATTAAAGAATATTACAGACCTTTACCGAGCTAAAGGGTCTCGCAAAGGACATGAATTGTTCTTTAGGGTGTTGTTAGACGAAACGGCGGATTTATTTTATCCAACGGAGCACGTTCTAAGAGTATCAGATGGTAATTGGGGCTCTAATATTATTTTACGAGTCATACAAGACCAGTCTACAATGTTACTTGAGGATTTTACTCCAACCGGAAATATTAATATATTAAACGAAAACGGTTCTCATTTTTTAACTGAAGATAATTTAATTGGTGACAGTGACCTTCAAAAGCTTGTCGGTTTAACAATTACTCAATCAGAGGTGTTTGATACCTCTATAGAATTGGGTGGCTCTTATTATGGAGATGGATTTGATTCAATAACAAAAGCAGTCGCTCAAGTAGAATCTGTTACACAATTCCAATTAGGGTCTGAGCTCGTAACTGAGTTGGTTCTTAATAGTAATAGTATTTCTGGAACATTTGTTGTTGGTCAAGACATTACATCACCAGATCCTGATAACGAGGATGTTAATCTTACAGGCAAGATTATTTCAATACTAACTGGATTTAATATTGCTTCGTCTAGCCAATATTTCTCCACAACCGATTCTCTAACAATTACTGCATCTAATGGAGATAAGGGTCGTATTGGTATTGACCAATTAACTAAAGGTACAATCAATGAAATTTTAGTTGGTGAAATTGGTTCTGGATATGAAATCGGAGAAGTTGTTGTTGTTGATAATTCAAATACAAATGGTACAGGATTATTAGCTAAAATTTCAGTGGTCAATGGTGGCTTTGCTCCAGAGACAGGATCATTATCAACAGAATTTAATATGGTACAAGAATCTGGTAATGCGGCTGTTAATAATGCAGAAGGTATCAATACCGAATCTGGTATGGGTGATGATGTTATGACTGAAACAGGTCGAGCCGTAACAGAACTCGATACTGATGGAAATCTTGTATTTACTAACTATGCAGCATTTCAAGCTGACCTTACAGGATCTATATTTTTTACACAAGAAGAAAATTACAGGATGGCAGAGGAAGACCATATTGTATTGGAAGATTATACAGTTTGGTTGGATGGATCATCTGGTAATAAAATTGTCCAAGAAGCCTATAAATGGCAAGGTGGTTCGGCGGTAGCGAATGATGGTGACATTACTGATATTGTTGTTATTAATCCTGGTCGTGGGTATAGTTCAGTCCCATTATTAACAATCACCACTGCGAGCGGTACTAATGGTAAAATCTTTGCCAAAGGAACTAATGTCGGCAAGATAAAAGATATTAATATTTTTGATCATGGAATCCATTATACAGGAACAAGTGAGGTTGTTTCTAAAAATCATTACCTTATCAAAAATATAACAGGACAATTTAGTATAGACGAAACAATAGTAGGCGGAACATCTGGTGCAACAGGAGTTTTAAAATCTGTTGATACTGATAGATATATTTTAAAAATACTATCTACAGCGGATTCATTCATTGCTGGAGAAACTATAACAGCAAGTGGTGGTGCAACAGCAATTATTGATTCATTTACACCAACATCCATAACTGCTACGATTGGTGCAACAGCAAATACTTTTGGAAGATATGTTAATCAGGATGGATGGCTTTCGGAAAAGACGAAACGAATACAAGATAGTTTTTATTACCAAGATTTTTCTTATGTAGTTAAGACAGCATCATCTATTATAAATTGGAGAAATGATGTAATCAATGCAGTTCATCCTGCTGGCTTTGCTTTGTTTGGTGAAATCAGTTCCACAACCTTAGTCAATGCCGAGGTTAGAATTGCAGATAGATTGCCTGAACTGATTGACGCTAGAGATACATATACTCCAGAATTGTTTAGCCTATTAACAACAATATTCAGCGCTAAGTTTGGTAGAAGGTTAGGCACTACAGATCAAGGTAATGTCAATACGAATCCTGAATTGGGTATAGAACTGGACGAAACATTTAATGGTGGTAGAGATGTAACCCTAGACCATTATATGACAGTGGATGCTTACATAACCCCAACGAATCACTTAGCTAGTGATAATCAAGGTATTGGGTCTATGTTAGAGAATGTTGAGAAGTATAAGTTTGCTAATAGTATTTTAGATTCAAATAATTCATCAACAACATTCCGAAGTCATGATGGGTATAATGAAACGAGAAATGCTACTACATATTTTGTTGTTACAGGAGAAACAGTATCGGGGTATAGAATCCAGGATTGGGCTGATGTAACAATAGGTGATGTTACAAACTATCCAAAGAGAAAACATAACATAACTCCTCCAACGGAAATAACTTTAACGATATAAATAGTCGTATAAATATTAAATGAGAATATAAAATGGCAGCTATTATAACAAGTAAATTCAGAAACCATAATGCGGATCAATTCTATGAGTCTTTTAGTGAAGCGGCCGCAACAAAATACTATCTTTTCATAGGAAGACCTCAAAGTTTTTCCTCTGCAACCGGAGGGGGTACTGATACTGCTCCACCCACACCAAAGGATTCTACTGAGAAAGAATTGTCCTATTTTAGGGACATGGTTGCTTTGAAAAATATTGGCACTGCTGATACATCTTATGTTATCCCTCGTAGAAATTGGACGACAGGTACCACTTATGATCAGTATCAACACAATTATGATAGTAACAACACTTCAACAAGTGGCGCTTCTAATTTATATGATGCTACTTTTTATGTAATGAATTCCAATTATCAAGTTTATAAATGTATGTGGAATGATGGAGCTACCGCTTCTACAACAGAACCTACAGGTACATCAACGAATGAATTAACAACTGCTGATGGTTATGTTTGGAAGTATATGTATTCTATTACAACTTCGGAAGTACAGAACTTTCTGACCACAGACTTTATGCCTGTATCAACAGATTCAACAGTATCTTCAGCTGCTGTTGATGGAGAGTTAAGTAAAGTTGCAGTTACAACTGCCGGGGCTGGTTATAATAACGGCACATTTACATCCGTAATTGTTTATGGAGATGGGTCGAATGGAGTCGTAACCGTAGTGGTAGCAGGTGGCGCTGTTTCTACAGTGACCGTTACATCAACGAATGACACAGGATACACCTTTGCCAATATTAATATAGATAGTATTTCTGGTATTGGTACACCTTCAATATCAGCAGTAGCTTCTATTTTCATCACACCTAAGGGAGGCCATGGCTACGATGCGGTAACAGAACTTGGTGGTTTTTATGTGATGATGAGCTCAACACTCACCAGCAACGAAGGTTCTGGAGATTTTGTAATTGATAATGATTTTCGTAGAGTTGGATTGATTAGAGATCCTTATAATTATGGAACAACTACTGTATCCACATCGGCAACTTTGAGTGCAGTGAAATCAGTAACATTTGCTTCTTCACCTACACCAGGAACATTTCAAGTTGATGAAGTGATAACAGGAAACTCTACAACAAGTCCGAAAGGGAAGGTTGTTGCTTGGGATAGTTCGACTAGAATTTTAAAATACATCCAAACGGAGTGGTCGGGTGTTGATAATAACAATGATTTAAAAGTGTTTAGTGCTTCAGAAATACTGACTGGAGGAACTTCAAGTGCAACTGGAACAGTCAGCACAATAAATAATCCAGAAGTTGCTTATAATTCTGGTGAAATTATGTATGTTGAAAATAGAGCTCCCATTACAAGGGCATCTGACCAAACGGAAATTATTCGTTTGGTTGTTGAATTTTAAATGACACAAAAAACAAATCTAAACGTCACGCCATATTATGATGATTTTGATGAGGATAGTAATTATCATCGAGTTCTTTTTAGACCTGGTTTTGCCGTTCAGGCAAGGGAATTAACAACTCTACAAACAATATTACAAAATCAAATTGAAAGATTTGGCCAACACATCTTTAAAGAGGGTAGTATTGTTATCCCAGGTCATGTAGGTTATGATCCTAATTATTATGCTGTTAAATTACAATCAACTTTCGGGTCAGATACCGTAAGTGATTATTTAAGTTCTTATGTAGATTCGGTGATTACCGGAGCAACATCTGGAGTAAAGGCTAAAGTTATTGGTTATGCTGTTGCAACAAGCACAGACCCCGATACTTTGTTTGTTAAATATACCAAAACAGCCTCGGACAATGCTACAAAAGAATTTACTGATGGGGAATCCATTTCTTCTAATGGTGTTATAGATACATATTTAGCTGATGTCATTTCTGCAACATTGAATGTTACTTCAGCTACAGTCACAGGCTGCGCGGTTAAGGTTGAACAGGGTATATTTTTTGTAAGAGGTTCCTTTGTACAGTGCGTCGAACAAACAGTTATTTTGGACAAGTATACAAACACACCATCTTATAGAGTTGGGTTTGATGTTTTAGAAACATTGGAAACTCCTGAAGGAGTAACTTCTCTTTTAGATAATGCTCAAGGCAGTTCTAACTTTGCAGCTAAGGGCGCTCATAGATTCAAAATAACTTTATCGTTAGTTAAGAAAACTTTAACAGATGTTGAAGATACAAACTTTATAGAATTAGTCAGGGTGGAAGATGGAACTGTAAGGTCTTATATTAATAGAGCACAATATAGTGTCATTGAACAGATGATTGCTAGACGAACTAGTGATGAGTCTGGTGATTATATTGTAAAGGATAATAGATTTGAATTAGATGTTAGGGAACACCTGAATGATGGATCTAATTGGGGTGTATATACTTCTGCGGATGGCGGAGATTCTTCAAAATACTCTTTGGCAATTGGGCCAGGTAAAGCATATATTAAAGGACATGAAGTAGAAACTATAGCAACAGAATTTATTAATATAGATAAGCCCAGAGATACTAAAAGTGTAAACAATGATGTTATACCTTTTAATCTTGGAAGTTATGTTATAGTTGATAATGTCTATGGTCAACCAGATATATCATTAGTTGGAACTGATAGTGATCCATTTAAAGAAGTATTATTGTATGATGCTCAAAAAACAGCGGCCACTACAGCAGGTGGAGCGTTAGTAGGTAAAGCTAAATCTAGGGGTTTTGAATATAGAAGTGGAACCATTGGTTCAGCTACAGCTCAATACGGCCATTTTTTGTTTGATATTAATATGATCGACCTACTTACAATGTCAGCAAATCAAACCCTTGCAGCCGGTTCAAAAATAACTGGATCGTCAAGTGGGGCTACAGCTTATGTAACTGATGCTGTTAGTGCTGATACAGGTGTGCCGATTATACAAAAAATCGGTAACTTTACAACTGGTGAGTCTATAACCAGTAGTAGTAGTTCTGATACAGTAGCCGGAACAGTTAGTTCTATAGATACTAGGAGTTTTAATAAAGATGTAAAGGGTGTCTATATGACCGCTACATCTGGGGCAGGGTCTGAATATCTAGCAAATGCGGTTATGGATCAAGCAAAGACATTACCCGGAACATATAAGACTGAAACAGGAACGACAAATGCAACTTCCCTTCTGGCAGAGGCATTGGATAGTTCTGAAACAGGAGTCGATGTTGATGATGGAACTGAATTTTCTGTAGACCAAGTTATTTTGGTTGGTACA